TAAGCAATCGTATCTATCACCTTCACTTCCCCAAACATCTCCTGAACGGCTTGGATCACTCCAGGCCACTTTTCAGAATAGTCATGAAATGCGATAATCTTTCTCGCCTTCGGCAACCAGGTCTGACCATCGGCTTTCGCCGCCTCATAGGTGTGCTCACCGTCGATAAAGACCAAGTCGAAAACCGTCCCGTTCAACTTCCCTGCCGCTTCGAGAGAAGACATCTTCATTATTTTGAGATTGGCGGCACTCCCGACATTCTCCATGAATGCCGCATAGCCGTCCTCGATCTCCAGCAAATTCTGAGTCACCCCGTTGCTGTCCAGCGACCCTTTCCAATGGTCGATAGCAGTGACCTTTCCGGGACACCCCGCAAGAAGAGCCGCCGTGCTCTTACCCTTGTAAGAGCCAATCTCAGCAATACTCTCCATGCCCCTTGCCGTCTCATAAAGCCAAAGTAGTTCTTTGACGGACATCCAGCCTTCGATCCTCAGAGCCTTTTCAATAGGGGCCACATCCTCTGCTTTGGGTTGACTCGTCAGGTATTTGTGATAATTGCCGCGGTAAATCTTTGTGCCGACGTGCTCGAAATCGATGTTGGGTGCGACCCACACCTCCCCGCCGATCCTCTGCCAGAGATCGCAGAACCCGAAATCGTCGCCGTACCATCTGCCGATCTTCTTTACCGGGTCATAGTCTCTGACGCCGCAGCCGAACAGGTCATAGGTGAAGCGACCGGTATTGCCGTCGAGGAACCGCAGCTCCGGATAGGCTTCCATCATCTTCTCGATGACGTGCCGCTTGATCTTCATGAAGCCTGTCGGCAGCCCGTTACCCAAGAGAAGCCCGTCCCTGACTATCGGATAGCCCTCCGGCGTGGTTTTCAGCACAATAGGCCAATCGTTACCGTCTTCATTCTTTTTCGGATAGACCCCGGCCACAACATCCACGTCACATTCCAGAAGCCCCTTGAACGCCTCCGGCCTGAAACCGACATCGGCATCGAGAAACACAAGCTCCGTAAACTCCGGTTTCTGGATAAATCTGGCAACGAGGTTATTCCGTGCCATGCTCACATAAGGACATTTCGTTTCCCATTCGAATTCATAAGAAATCCGGTTCATCCAGAATATCTGCTGCGCCATGAGCAGCGACGCCTCAGCCGCGACGTATCTCATGCTTCCATACGCCGGCAGCCCGACAAAGACCTTTCTTGCGGGCGCCGGTACTTCTGCTACCGTTCCATTCTCCGGCTCCGGCTGTCCCTTTTTCCCTCTGAACATGCGAAACGCCTTATTCATCCTACCTCCTTAGAATAGGGGCGGGCGCTGAACCCGCCCCCTGCTGCTTTTCTTAGCCGCCTTTATGAAGGCCAATCGTGTACAGGAGCTGAGCCTGCTCGTTGCTCTGATCGACGACCTGATTGAACGCCAGACTTGCCCAGTCCGCAATCCAGCCCAGTGCTGCCGGCGCCACGTCCTGAAAGTTCGTGATGTAGTAATACTCGGCGGGCGGCACAATGGCGGCCGACGTATTGTTCTGAAAGGTGATCTGTAGGGTGCTCGTCGCGCTCACCCGGGCCCCCACGACCTCAATGCCCGTCGTCATGCTCGGCTTTGTCACCTTGACGGTCGATGCCACTGAGTTCGTAAAGATAAGGCCCGTCACGGTAAACTGCTGCTCCGCCGTGGTGTTTGCGGCGACCGACTGAGGGGTAAGAAGCTGGAGGTAGTTCTTTGCCGGGGCCACCGGGGCAGCCCGCAGGATCGGCACCGTATAGACTTCCGATCCGGCCGGCGTCACCGCTGCCCCTGTCGGGTTCACAAGGGCAATGTTTATTGAATTGGCGCTGCAATAGCCGCCAACGGTAGCGATTCCTGCGGTTGTCGTGGGCTTGTTCGGTACGCCCGGCATATCCGTTGCCAGCATACCACTCGCCGTCACGGTTATTTCCGTCACTGTTGCGCTGGCCGCCACTGCGCTCGTGCTTGTCACGGTGACGCCCACTTCCGACCACGGCGAGATCGCCGGCAGATCGTTGAGCGCTAAGACGAGATACGTCTCAGCCGGCGATGGCGTAATCACCGTTGACGGCGTATAATTTATGAAGGTGATGCCGATCTGGTTGTTTGCGACCACCCTCACGTTGCCGATGCCCAACCCTGCCTGCTGAGCCGCCTTGTTGACCATGCAAATCTGCCCAAGCGCGATGTATGTGCCATCAACAAGCGTGGCGGTCGGCGGATAGGTGGAACTGTAGTTTTTACCCATATGGGTTATCTTGATGCCGGTGACGACTCCCGACGTGAGTATGGCGACAGCCGAAGCGCCATAGCCCGCAGGCCACGGACCCAGTTGAAGCTGTGACCCGCTCGTCGGCGCCGGGTCTATCCCGAGGCCGGTAAATGTGCCGCTTTCGAAGTCGTTCGATGGCGCACCCGTTGAGATGACGACGGTCGGAGCCATCTGGTAGCCGGAGCCCCCGCTGGTAATGGGAATGGCGGTGATTTGCCCGGCAGCGTTAACAACCGGCGTACCGAGGACCGCCAGCGTATTCGGCGCAAGGCTGAACACCTGCTCAACCTGCGTGTTCGCGGCAACCGATACCGGGGAAAGGCTGATCGACAACGGATTCATGCCCCGGAGCGCCACGACGTTGTAAGGGTCTGAACCGGTCGGAGTGATCGTCGCCGCAGTGTTGTTAGTGAAGTTGATCCCGAGAGACCCCCCGCTTGCTACCCTGACGCCCGCGATGCCGAGCCCGGCACTGAAAGTGCCGTTTGACTTGTTGACCGAAAAAACAAAGTCCCCAACGAGGAGACCCGTGACGGCAAGAGTGGATTCCCCCGCCGTGTTGGCGGCAATCGTTGTGGGTGAAATAGCTGCTGCGGCCTTCATGGTGATGACCTGACCCATAGCACCGTCCGCCTTCACGACCTGCTGAAAAGGACCGGAGCGCTGCGCAATGGGTACTGCGTTGTAGAATGACGCACGGTCGGTAACGCTCTGACCGAGTATCGTTCCGTCCAAATTTCCATCAGATAGTTGTTTGCTCATGGCTTTCCTCCTTAACCAGCGATCCGGCACGCTAATTGCGCCCGGAGCGTTGCCCAGCCCGCAAGTACGTCGATCCTGCACGGGAACTGTGCGTTGTTAATGTCATAGGCCCTGACGATCAGCATGCTGATGCCGTCATAGGTCTCACGGGCCGCAAAATCGACGCCCTTCGGCATCTCCAGGTCAGCCGTGGCAAGGGTAAAGGCGTCATGGTGATAGGCAAGATTCAACGGAAAGGAAGTGCTTGCCGCCCCACTCATCATGGTCAACTGCGCACCGCCCGCGGGGGCAGCCGTGACCGTCCCGTTTGGCACCTGGGCGCCGACAGGGATGATCGAGGGCGAGATAGGAATGGTGATGTTCCCGTTCCCATCCGAGTTGCAGTTCGCCGTGACAACAAAATTCTGGAGATAGCCGATGTTGGACTGGTTTTCCGGGTTGACGCCATATACCCCGGCGATGGTGAAGACCTCACCTGCCAGCAGGATCCCGGTCTGGCTCGCCGTCCACCCTGTGGTGTTTAGAGTGGCGCCGGTCTGGCTTGCCGTAGTCGTGGAGGGGGTAGCTGATACTGACCTTGACCCCGTGGTTAGCAGGTTGACGTTCTGGTCCATGGCGAACTCGAAACCGAGGGCCGTGCCCATGACGCCCTTCCTGTATTGCTTGGCGATTTCCCCGGAGTCCTCGAAGAGGCCCTTGAGGCTGGCTACGGAGGTGGCCATTGCAGCGGGATTGATGACAACGCGCCTGTTCTCGTCTCTCGGGGCTGCCATATTATCCATCATCATGCCCGCGTTCAGGAAGATATCCGGCGCGTTAAAATTCAGAATGTTGTTTGCAAACGGCGCGCTGCCTGTCGTCCCCGGCGTGGTGCCCGGCGTGCCCACCTGGTTGTAGATGTTCGCCGCCTGACCGAGACCATCCTGGTCTATCTGAGACGCAAGGCGGGCCATAGCGGGGGTAAGGACGCGCTTCGAGAAGTCATCCAGGGAAAGCGAGCTCTGCCTGGGTGAAATTGAGACCCACCTGATAGTTCGTGGTGAGGCTCACGGGCACCGTCTGCTCGTTCGTGTTCTGGGCTTGGAGGACCGTTGTTTTTGCCACGTAGTACTGGTTCGGCAGCCTCACGTTGATCGTGGAGCCGACCTTTGCGCCCGAGATGGCGAATTCAGAGCTGTACTGCTTGTTGACGTTTTTGACAAACACAAGGTTGTTGTGGAGCACCCGGAGGGCCTCCCGCAACACCTGCGTCGGGGTGAGTAATTTATTTGCCATAGCCTGTTACTCCTTGAGTTTAAAGGTTCAACTCTCAAGGGTTCCGCGCCCTTCTATTCGGTATCCATTGCCAATGGGGTTCCCGAATTCCCCTTACGGGTGGCAGGCTATGCCTGAGTTACTACATGCGGATGACGGGTCCGCTATACGTCGGGCGTCATTGCTGACGATTTGCTACCGGCCCACAGGACCTTTCTTGCTGCCTCCGGACGGACCTAACTTCGCCGTGGAATGCGCGGCATACTCGGTCTTGCTGCCGAAGGACTTCTTCTCCGGCACATGACCCTTCTTCTTCGTTTCCTTCTTTTCCTTCTTCACCGTGATCACCTCCCCATTATGGTTTTCCGTACTGTGCAATGTTCCTTTTCCTGATAACTTCCTCAATGGACAGCTTATCGTCATCATCGCTCGGGGCGGCGCCCTTCGTTCCGCCTACGGATCGCACCGGTTCCGGGGCCTGAGAGACGGTCACGGGAGCAACTGGAGGTGCAGGCGGCGCTGCTTTGGCGGCTCTGGCCGCTTCTATAATCGTTCCCTCAATCCGGCCCATCTCACGCGCTGCCATGAGAGGATGCAACTGGGCGATCCGGTCCGCTTCCTTTCTATTATTCGCAAGGTATCTCACGAGAGCCGGTCCCTGGTCGCTCTCTTTGATCGCCAGGCTCATGACCTGGCTGATAGGGAGCGTGGGGTCCTTGCTCACCTCGTCAAGGGTCGGGTCGACCGTTATGGCGGCTAACATCCTCTCGTTGTGCTTGCGGTCCAGATCTGTCGCATACTCACGCGCTCGCTGTGCTTGCTGCTCTTGTCTGAGGTCCCAGCCCGCCCTTGCGACGATATATTTAGTGCGGGCGGCCTCGAAGTCTGCCGCCGACTCGAAGTTATCCAGCAACGGCTCAACGGGCTCTCCGGACTGAGGCGGCTGTGGCGGAGGTTGCACGGGCGCGGCCGGCTTTATCCGACCTTCAGCCACTGCCCGCCAGTATGCGGCCTCTTCCGTTCTCTCGGCTTCCCGCCGCTCAGCCTCCCTTTGTCTGGCGACAAGTTGGGAGATGCGTTTCTCCACGCCTGACGGTTCCTCTTTCGGCAACTCCAGTGCAGCAGGGGGCTCCGCTCCGGGCTCAGGTGTGGCAGGTACGGACGGTACGGGAGCTACTGGAGGTACAGACGGTTCCGAGGGTGCAGGGGCTACAGGGGGCGTCTCCGGCGCCGGGGGGTGCTCGCGTCTCTCGACGTACTGCTCCATAGTCTCATCCGGCTCTATCGGTTCGGCCGGGGGTGCGCCTATCGGTTCCTGTCCTACTGCCAT